GCGTAGTATGACTCTCAATCGTTATTCAAACGTCTGATTATCTCTCTAAGCCCACACTCATCGTGGGTTTACTGAGGTTAATCACCTCAATGTTCACCCAATTGTTTACATTAATGGCAACATTAAAACCAAGACCAGTCTATAACAAAAAGACTGTAACTAAAAAGAAAACAATGACTGAACAATCATCCACTCCACAAACACTAACTAAAGTGCAATCACATCTACCTGAATATCAACTCATTGATCGTAATGCTCTTTGGGAAGACTTCACAAATAGAATGAAGATTAACAACTATGAAGTTAGTGAAGCGATGAAACAACTAAGAGATGTTGTACATCACACTCACAAATTAGCCCTACCTTATGTAGATAAGGCTGTTAATTACGTCAAGAGTAAACAACAATGAGCTGGTTAATTCCATTAGCTTGTTTAATAATACTGCTCATATTCTGGGCAGTATTTATTTTACCTGAATATTATGTATGAACTTACATTAACAGTTATTACTGACACAGATCCTCATGGTTTATTACATACTATCCATGAAGATATAAGGGAACATGTAAACGTACTTAGTATGGATTACAGTCTTATATCACAACGTCCAACAGACATTGAACACCATGGAGGTAACACCAAACTGGATACATCACTCTAAAAAGTATCACAAACCAAAGCGCAATCCTGTCGCTATTAGACAATCAAAAGCACGCTTAAAAGCCCTACTCAAGAAATTACATTATGATCAAGGACGTAGTTCATGCTAAAAACTTATAAGTGCGTTTATGATTCAGGTAGTTACTGGATTTTAGCACGTAATGACGAGGAAGCCGCATGGCAAGCTCACAAACATGCCGTTAACTGCGGTTGGAAACTTATTGATGTTATCCCTCATGACAAAAAAGAAGCCTTATTTTCACAATAATTGGCAATACTATAAAGATGCCGATGACAATTTCTTTAGCCTTGGTGGTAACATACGCCATACTTTTGAAGATATTATGGATTGGAAAGTAGGTGGTTATGAGTTACCATCTAGTGTATGTTGTATTATCAGAACAACCCATCCAAAGACTAAGAAAGTTAAAGAGTATGTGTACTCTAAACTACCTTATGCAATGCGTAAGATAGAAGAGTTAATGGATCAAGGACATGAGTTTATTGTATGTGATGAAGACCAAATCCAAGCTATGTACCCAGAATGATTATTCCTTATTCAGATTATTATTTTAAAGCTTTAGATTCAATACCTAAAGATCACACTCATCGAGATGAGATTGTATCATTATTAATTGACCAAGTTATTGATGACGCCTATGGCTACACCGAAACAGATAGACGAACAGATACAACTTGAGAGGGATCAAATCACTCAAGGTTTAAAACGTTTAAGAACTAACACAAGGAAACTTGAAGATAAAAGTTATGCCTCAGCGACTATCTATGGTATTTCTTCTATTGATACTTTATTACCAATCTTAGTTGATTACATTGAGAAGACTACACATGATAGGTTGAAGCGTGGTACTGGTTATCAGTTCCAACTGATCAAGGACTTTGTTAGTCAACTTGAACCTTTAGCAACAGCAGCAATAGCATGTAAGATTACATTTGATAAAGTCTTCAGCCATAAGGTAGGTAGTAACAACTTAACTAGAGTATGTGAATCTATTGGTAATGCTGTTGAAGATGAATGCCAAATGCGGCATTATGAAGAGAATGCACCAGGTTTATTAGCTACATTAAAGAAGAACTATTGGCATAAATCCATTGGTACCAATCAAAAGATTGTTGTGATTCAAACACTAATGAATCGTTACGATGTAAAGAAATGGGAAACATGGGGATCTGCTAACAAAGTTAAAGTTGGTGCTTGGTTATTAGATTGTATAATGCAAACTAGTGGTTGGTTTTATAAAGACACAGTAAGAGAAGGTAAAAGGACTGTTAATTACATCCTACCTACACCTGAGTTTTTAGAGATCAAGGACCGAGTGATGAAAGAGAGTGAGCTGTTTGCACCACTATCTTGGCCTATGCTCATCGAACCTAATGACTGGAGTAATGAAAAGCCAGGCGGCTACTTACTTAACGAGGTTATGCATGGTAATGAGATGGTCAGGCGTGGACACTCACCACCTATACAGGGAGAAACTCCAATCACTTTCCTGAACAAGATTCAGAAGGTGGGATACCAACTAAACACCTTCACTGTAAACGTAGCTGAACAGCTCTGTGAGAAAGGGATTTCTATAGGTAAGTTTATTCCTATAGTTGAGGTGCCACTCCCTCCCAAACCTCCTGATATAGCAGACAATAAGGATAGCCGTAAGGCATACCGTAGAGCTGCTGCAGAGGTTATGAATAAGAATGCTAATGCCTTCCGACGTTCATGTAGAACCAGGATGACTATGGAGGCAGCGAGAAGGTTTAAAGATAAGACCTTCTATATACCTTGGTCGTTTGATTATCGAGGTAGAGCCTACCCTATACCTGCATTCTTAACACCTCAGACTGATGACTTTGGTAAATCATTAATAAGATTTGCTGATGAATCAGTTGTTACACCAGAAGCAGAGAAATGGTTAGCTTTCCAGTGCGCCACAACTTTCGGGCTGGATAAAGCTGCGATGGAAGAGAGACAAGATTGGGTTAGAAATAACCTATCATTTATCACACTCATCGCTTTAAATCCTTTAGATGTAGTTAACTGGGAGAATGTAGAAGAACCTTGGCAATTCTTAGCAGCATGTGATGAGTATTATCACTGTGTAATTAA